ATGGGTTATCCAATCGGGTGGACAGAACTAAAGCCCTAGGCAATAGTATTGTTCCCGCTGTTGCTGCAATCCCGCTACAACGTGTACATGATCTTTATTACAAATGAAACCAATTAGAAAATCAATCCTAAAATTACGCAAGCTTAAAGATATAAGACGTAAAAATTTAGAAAGGAATTTTTTAGAAATACAAATGAAAGGACAGGATCATTATGTTTTTATAAAAGATAATGGCAAAGCACAAGTGATTTATGATGAAGGTCGTTGGGTTACAGAACATATAAGAACTGCTGTACTTAAATTCAATTATGAAGTTGATAAAATTGATAAATTATTGATTAAAGACTTTACTGATGAAGAACTTAAGGAATACGAAAAAACTTCTTAATTGGATTAGTTGATTTTTTCTTTTCTTTTCTCATTTGCTGAACAACTCTATCTGCTTCCAGCTCTATAAGTCTGTTCAATAAAGATGCCATAAAAATATCTTGATCAAACTTTTTTCTTATAAGATGAGTGCAGTATCTTTTTAAATTATCAATATCATTAGCTTTTAAAACTTCTCTACATTGCATTTCAACTTCTAACTCCAGCTCTGGAGGTGCTGGTTCTATGTCAATGTTCAGAAATTTAGTTATTTTCATATCATTGAAGATTCGTGGTAGAACCTGGATATAATCTAGCCTCAATAAAAGCAACTGCTTGGTCATCTATTGTGTTGTCTGTTTGTTTAGCTAATGCTTTTAACAAATCAATAATTAATCTCTTCATTGCTTTAGATTTAATAAATACAAGAAGAATAGGTTTTAAAATTTTTACCATCGTTTTTATGTGTTACTTTCCAAACATAGCTACTTTGCTAGTATTAGACAAGAATCTTAACTTTTATGGTTGAAGAGAAAAAGAAAAACGCTTTCCAAAAACTTAAGGAAGGTTTAGATGATAAAGAAGAACAACTCGCAATTATCAGTTTGTTTGTCAGATTAGGAGTTGTTGTTTGGAGTGGATTTATAGTAACTCTCAACTACATATCAATTCCAGGTTATAGTTCAGAACCTAAAGACATCACGTTTCCTGCTTCGCTTCTAACGGGAGCACTCGCAACATTTGGTTTAGAGGGATCAAAAAAAAGTAGTAAGAAAGACGATAAAGTTGCAATGGAAGAGGGTATGATTCAAACTATAAGGGTAGTGACTCCAATCAAAATTGAGGGAGCAGAAGTAATTGACCCTAAATCTAAAAAATGAAAAAGCTACTTCCATTATTATTACTTGCATCTAGTCCTGTACTTGCAGATATCAAGCAAGAATTTGTCACATCTGCCCAAATCACTGTAGATATGCCTTTCGTAACTACTCAAAAAGTTGGTACAACCTATTCTTTAAGCGGAAACAATATCACCCCATCTGTAACTGTAGGAGATACCACAACATCAGGAAAGATTGGTGGGATCAATGTTGGCTCTTTGACTAATGGTGTTCCAGCGATGATACAAACTGACACTTCGGTGACGACATCAGGGTCGGCCTTCTCAAAAACAGAATCGGTAATTATGGGTGATGCTACTCCTTCAGCCGTGACTCCAAGTGCAGGAATTGCAGCATTACCAGTATTAGGTGGAACGACAACAGTGGCTTCGGGAGGAACTGCGGGGAATCTAGCTCTTACGTCATTATCATCAGGAGTTCATACTTGTACTGCTGGTGGATCAGGTACAAGCTGTATAGGATCTACTAAAGTTACTATTACAATAGATTGAATGATTCTTCCCATAGCATCTGCTTTACTAGCAATTTTAATTTATGGCACTTGCTCTTTTGCGTTATATAAGACTTTCCTTGATAGGAGTAATACTTATATGGATAGACTTCGCAGAGGCCGTGCCCGTAGTACCTCAATTTCGTTCAGGTAGTTCTCAAACTTCCTCAACTTCCGAATCAATAATAAATGAAACAATCACAAGCCACCAATACAGAACAGGCTACAGCTATTCAGCATCAGGACATAACATCAAATCTGAAACAGGATATATCAACCCTACTCCTACGACTACGAATGAACAAACAGTTGGGGGAGTAAATTTTAATTGGACTTCACCAAACTTAGAAGCTATACCACGTTGGGGAATCGTAAACAATGGAGCAGCTTTCTCTATTCAAGAAACATTAATCACTCCAGGATTAGACACAGTAACCACCATAACTCGTCAAATAAATACAAGCACAACAACAGAAACTACAACTACATTTGGGCAGTAGCTTTACTTCTCTGTCCTACAAAAGTTCTAGCTAATACAACAGTTGCTTCTCCTTCATCAAATGCTCAAGGTGTTGTAAATAATAATGCAACGATGATAACCCCATCAGCTATGCCATCTTACAAAATGAGTCAAGGCATAGTTTGTGCTTCTCCTAGCCTTACAATTACACCGTATTTAACAGATAGCTGGTCTTTTGCACTACCTAGAGAAACTGTGACTAGAACACCCATATATGACGAAGATACTGGAGAGATCAAATATTATTCAGAAATACCAAGATTTGAGAAGGAAAATTTTAATTTAAATTACGGTATCTCGGCTCAAGTAAACATTCCATTAGGAAAGTCACCAGCACTTTGCCATGAGGCGACCCAAGTGAATATTGAAGCTCAGAGGCTACTGATAAAGAAAACTAAAATGGAGATCAGTTTGTATCGTTTAGAAATGTGTGCAAAACAAGCAAGGTTGGGAGCTAAATTTAAAGAAGGTACACCAAGTGCTATTACCTGTGAAGATGTTGTTGTCAATATTCCTCCCAATCAAGTTATTCCACATACTCACAAATTACAGTAGATAAGTCACGGGTATTAAACTCATCTACGGATTACTATTTTACATCATTTTTACTCTTCGTCAATTTAGAAACGGCTTGCTTAACTAGGGGTCGTACAAGCCCCAAAATAACGGGAGCAGATGCCCCAACCAAAGCCAAGCTAAATACCCCAACAAACTGAGGAACAGAAGGGATGTACTGATCTTTAAACGGAACGTTTTCATAAAGAGTTATACATTCAGACCCATCTTGCCCTCTTTCATGCCCAATGACACGTTCTAGTTTCTTTTCGTTACGAAAGTCTCCTACTCTTTGGTCATTTTTACCAGGGCAGGGAGGAAAATCTGGTGGGGGTGTTTCAGGTAAATCAGGAATCTTTGGTTGCTCTGTTTCAGGTAAGGGCGGTGGTTCATTATTGATAAGCGGTTCTTCTGTAATGACAAGATTCTCAGGTGTATAGTCAAGAGGAACAAAACTAGGGAACGGAAAATCACACGTTGTAAATACACCATTTGGATCTTCTAATAATAAATTACGATTACCAGTATTTTTTATATCACGATGCTGATAGGTGCAACCAGGAACATCTATCTGAGGTGCTTTAGCTGCATTTATGTAATGAGGATTATAAGGTTCTGGTACGTTTGGAATATAAATATCTGGAATACTTATTTCAGGTATTTCCAATTATATTAATCCTTTTGGTGGGATTGGTAATGATGGACCTGTAAGATCAGGTAATTCTTTTTCTAATACTTTAGGCATCATTCCTTGTACATTACCAAGAATCTCATTCATAACTCTTGATTTAAACTGTTCTGAAGTTACATACTTGTAACCGAAGTACGCTCCACCACTCATGGAAGCTACCATTACAAATGAGATGATACTCAAAACATTAGCGATTTTTTGAAACATGATTAAAGAAGCATTGGTAAAGGCTTTAGCACCTATTTCTCTGATGGTGCTTTTCTTGATTGTTGGTTTAGCTCCACTATACCTGTTGGCTGGTCTGATGACTCGATCTTTTTCAACAACATCTCCTTCGCCTGTATCCCACCCTGGATCATCAAAATAGTTCTATTAGTTTCAGCTAAAACTTTTTCAGCTTGATCTTTAGTTTTTACTTGTTTTGCTAATTCTTCTTTCCATTCAAGGATCTGTTTTTCAATAATTGTTTTCATAAATTAAACCTCCGTTAGATTCATTTTGTACTGTTTACCATTTCTGTTGTTCAACATATAAATGGTATCCTCTCCTTCCTGTAAAGTCCAATCACCCCAAGTACCATCAACTTTATTTGGATTATCTGGTGAGTTTGCAAAGTGCATATCGTTCACAAATAAGTTTTGCCAACGTAATGAACTTGAGCCTAAATCTCTACTATTATTTGCTTCTGGTAAAATATCACCAGTTATGCTTAAGCCAGCAACAGATGTTTCAAGCTTTTTACTGCCATTATGATATAGCTCTACGCTTGAGTCATCATTGCAGACGATCATATTTTCAATATTAGAACCACTTGTATCCAAATGTCTAAGTTTTATTTCATGGCAAGAATCTATATTTATGGTAGAAACTGTTCCGCTACCTCTAATAAAGTTTTCACCGCTTGAGTGATAAATTTTTAAA